ACTTACAACCCCTTTGGGGCGAAGAAAATTTAGCAAAAAGTAATAAAATACTTAAATAATCACCAATGTATTATTAATACATATCTATATTTAACAACTCTATATAAGACCTTTATTTGTAAGGCAATTATGTCAATTACCATTATAGTAAACAGCACCCCAATTGACTTCCCTTCTTCTGCTCAATCTCCAAATTGGGCACCAGCTCTAATTGAGTTTGCTCAAAATACGGCGGATGCTCTTAACGGAATCGTTGGTCCAAATGACATTCCTCCACAAGTCATGGACATTCTAAACAACGACAACGAACAAACGGTTCAAACCGCATCACGTTCTTTGGCGTTTCCAACAGATTCGGTAAGAGCCGCGAATATCAGATATAGCGTATACCGAAACAGCACCACTGGCAATCATACTGAAACAGGGCTTCTTACCGTTGTTTATAATCCAAACGCCGGTTTTAATGAAAAATGGGAAATTCAAAGAGATTTTATTGGAAATCTCACCCCGGAAGGAAGTTCAGGCGATGGGTTGACAATTTCCGGAATTAATTTTAGAATAAATGACGATGGACAGGTATATTACACAGTAAAGGCTTTAACGGGCACTAACTATACAGGCAAACTATCGTTTGCGGCACAAGCTCTATCACAAACTAGCTAGGAGTTTTAAGTGGCTACTTCATTTCGTAAATTTTTAGAGGGTCTTCGGATTATTCCGAAAGCTACTCTTACGCCTGATCTTCAGTGCGAAAAGGGCGATTTACAGGTAAAAGAGTCCGATGGTACACTTAATTACCACAACGGTACTAGCACCTCTCCCGTTGTTACCGAAGCACATCAAGCTACCTTAACAAATAAAACCCTCACTTCTCCCGTCATTAACACCCCAACTGCCGACACCATCACCGGTATTGCGGGTGGTGCGCTTACCGTTCAATCAGCAAGCAATCAAAATCTTTCTCTTCAAGCTGGTGGCACAGGAACGGTTCAACTTGAATCTCTTACAATTGACGCAAATACTGTAACTGGTGGTGCTGCCGCTCTTACGGTTCAATCAGCAAGCAATCAAAACATTACTGTTCAAGCACAGGGCACTGGTAATCTTTCACTTCAAGCGGCTGGAACTGGCGTTGTTCAACTTGAATCACTTAGCGTTGACACAAACACCGTAACAGGTGGAGCCTCAACTCTTACTGTTCAATCTGCAAGCAATCAAAATCTTGTTGTTCAAGCGCAAGGAACTGGACAGGTTCAGCTTGCTTCCCTTACTGCGGTTACTTCTAAACTTGCGTTAAACGCGCAGACTGACGCTGCAACAACCGGAAGCAACGCCACTGTTGCTACCCCCACAAAGTCTTACATTCAGCTTACAAACGGCTCTCTTGCAAGCATTGACGGTATTCCTGCCGGGACAGACGGACAAATTGTTGTTCTTTCTAACCGTACAGGTGTCACCGTTGTTGTTAATAATGAAACAGGAGCAACTGCCGCTAACCGTATTCTAACCGGTACAGCTGGTGCTGTTGCCCTTGATAATAATGCATCCCTAACGCTTTTGTACAACTCGACAGCTTCGCGCTGGATGGTTATTGGCGGAGTTGGTGGTAATCTTGTTGTTAACCTTACTGCCGGTGAATCTCTTTCGGTTAACGATGCCGTATATGTTTCCGTTGGCGCGGCTGATGGTGGGCGCACGGCGGGTCGAGTTTACAAAGTTGATGCAACCAACGATGCTCGTATTGAATTTGTTGGGTTCGCTCTTGATGCCGTTTCTGCCGGTAGCGCCGTTCGCGTTCAGGTTGGTGGTGGTATTACCGGATTTTCAGGTCTTACTCTTGGTAAGCAAGTGTTTGCAAGCGTTGCAACTCCGGGTGCTACACAAGCTTCTTCTCCGACCCTTGCTGGTCAATGGGTTGTTCCGCTTGGTGTTGCAACAAGCGCATCTACTTTGACAGTTAATGCTGCTGGTAGCGCAACGGCTGTTAAAATTACGTCAGAAGTCGATCCGATTGTTTACACTTCGATTGTTACAGTTTCTTCTAACACAACTCTAACAAATGGATATACAGCTGTTCTTGTAAACGCCTCTGCTGGAACAAGGACAATCACTCTTCCTGCTCCAACTTCAGGTAAGGTGTTTCATATTAAAAAGATTGACTCAAGTCTGAATGCTGTGACAATTAGTCCGCCAAGTGGTACAATTGACGGTGCCGCTAGTAAGTCGCTTGCTTCTCAATACAGCAGTTTAACCATTATTAGCGACGGAACTAATTTCTTCTTAATCTAAGGTTTAATTATGGGATTTTTAGCAATATCAGAAATTATTCCACCAGCCGCTGTTCTTCCGTATGCAGGTGCAAGCGCACCAGAAGGATGGCTTATTTGCGACGGAAGTGCGGTGAATCGCACAACATACGCCGCGCTATTTGCTGCAATTGGAACATCCCACGGCTCTGGCGATGGATCAACCACTTTTAATCTTCCCGATTATCGATGGACGTTTCTTCGCGGAAGAGGTAGTAACATTTCGGTAACGGGAAGTGGAACTGCATCAAGCAATCAAGCGACCTTTACTTCCCACGGTTTTAATCGCACGGGCGTTAAAGCGCGTCTTTCAAGCGGAACTCTTTCCGGTCTTGCTGCATCAACTGATTATTGGGTAATTGTTGTAAACGAAAATACTCTCGCTTTTGCTACTTCTAAAGCAAACGCGATTGCTGGCACTCGCGCTGCAATTAGCGGAGCTAATAGCGCTGTGATTGTGCAATATGAAGATCCGGATGCTGCTTCTCGTGCTGCAAACACTGTGGGTGGAAATTCAGCGGCAAACGTCGGTGCTTATCAAGATCATGCATTTATGAGTCATGGACACAGTACCACGGCGGGACCAAGCATGGGAAATTTAGCGTCGGGCTCTAATTGGGGATCTCCAAACTACTCAGGAACGACTGGTTCCAATGGGGGCAATGAAACCCGCCCTTCCAACATCTCCGTAAACTACATCATCAAATTCTAATATGCTTTATCACAAATACGACCCAGACACTTTGTTATACGTAGAATCGATTGAAGCCGATGAACAGCCGGAGCATTCCGTTGCCGGTTCTCTTCCTGATCAAACTGATCACTACACGGTTGCATTTGTTGATGACCAATGGGTTTCCGTTCTTCGTCCAGAACTTGAAATCGTTGATAATAAGATTCAAAGTAAGGTTGCTGAAGGATAATATATGGCATACAGCAGAACACTAAATCACTTTACATCGATGCAAGAATTGGCAACAATTTGGGCATCAAGTACTTCTTACGTTGTCAATCAACTTGTCATCAATAGCGATAAGCTTTATCGTTGTTTGATTGCTCATACCTCTACAGCTTCGTTTGCAACCGATCTGGGTGCAGGAAACTGGGTTGAAGTAAGTGCTTCAGCTTCGGGGGTAAAGAATTACATCACAAACGGTAACTTTGAGAACAGCAGCACTTCCGGCTGGAATCTCGCTCGCTCCACTCTTGACGCCACAACAAAACTTCCAAATCAAGCATCTGGCTCATGGACTGCCGCTGCCGGTACTCTTTCACGCACGATTGTCACAAGTGGTCAACTTTCTGGTGTTGCATCTCTTTCTCTAGCATCAAGCGCAGCAACAACTGCCGGTGACATGCTCGTTACTGATGCCCTTACTCTTGACCTTGAAGCGCAAGCGTCTGTACAAACTTTTAGCTTTTACTACCGCGTCACTTCCGGTGCGTCTAACGGTAACTTTTCTGGTACATCCAGCAACTCAATCGGCGTTGCGATCTATGTGGTTGATGGAGCACTTGCTGGCACGTGGATTCAACCCGCTGGCGTATGGAGTGTTAATACAGCATCTTCTGTCGCTGCCGTTACCGCAAAAGCGGCTGGAACATTTCAAGTTCCTTCGGATGCGACACAGGTTCGTCTAGCCGTTTATTTCCCTAATGCATCAACCGGTGCTATTACTGTATATCTTGATGACTTTGTGCTTGGTCCACAAGTTGTACAATATGGCGCTCCGGTGACGGACACTCAAAACATGGGAGCGATAACAATTGGAGCAACAACCACTGCTCCAACAAAGGGTGGAACAAGGTCTGTAGACAGGGTTTTAATGAGGCGAGTGGGGGACTCTGCAGAGCTTGTTTATGAATATGCTCAGTCAACAGCTGGTACGGCAGGAACAGGAACATATCTTTTTAGTCTTCCATCTGGATTTTCGTTTGATACCGGAAAAGTGACCACTAGTGGCGGATTGATTCAGTCTGGTAGAGCTGGGGCGGTAAGTTCTATTGGATACGGGCAGCTGCAGTGGAATTCTGCCACCGGATATAATGCCAATCTTGAATTATTCGCTTATAGTTCAAATCAGTTTTATGCAATTGTTACATCCTCTCAAACTAGTGCCGGAGCGGGAGGTTCCGAGGTTGACGAAGGATGGGGGACTAACTTCGCCTTTTCTGATTCTTCGGTAGGGTTTCGTTTATTTCTAAGGACACCAATCCTCGGCTGGTCATCCTCAGTCCAAATGTCGAATGACACGGATACGAGGGTGGTTGATTTTTCGATCAATCCAACCTCAGGAATTACGCCTACCGGAACAATAGCTTTGGCGTTTTCAAGTTGTACTACTGTTAACTGGAACACAACTCCAACGAAAGATTCTCATGGCATCTATTCAAATGGTGTTATCACCATTCCGGTTGCCGGTGACTATTCGTGTTCTGCTAAGTTTGAAACTCAGGGAACCGGAGGGACATTTTGGGAAATTTGTTACGTTGTGAACGGTACTCAGGTTGCAGAAACTCCGAGTAAACCGACCGCAAACAACCAATACATTGCAGGAAGTGTCCTAATCCCGAACTTGAAGGCAGGGGATCTTCTGACCATTCGGCTTCGAACCGACTGCACAAGCCCTGTTTTTGTTTCATCTATTGTTAATAGTCTTTCATTGTTTCGACTTTCCGGCCCGTCCGCCATTGCCGCGAGTGAGCAAATTGCTGCGTCATATTGGGCGAGCGCAAACGGAACCGCAAGTACCACCGCGCCATTTAATTTTGATTCAAAAGAGTTTGATAGTCACGGTACCGTAACAACGGGGGTATCTTGGAGATTTACAGCCCCCCGGTCTGATTGGTACACCGTGGGATTTGTGGGCAACCAGACAGCAGGAACAAACGTATATATCACGCTGTATAAAAACGGATCTGCGTATAAATTAATAAATTATGGCCCAGCTACGCCGGGTTTTAATCTTGCTTGTAGCACTTTGGTTCAACTAAACGCGGGTGATTATATTGACATTCGCCCAAGCACGTCTTTGAATTATGCGGGCGGTGCGTTATCTGCTAACGCATCATCAAACGTTTGGATTCGTTCAAGGTAGTTAACTGTGCCGCTTAAAAAAGGTTCTTCTCAAAAAGTAGTTAGCGAAAATATTCGCGAAATGATGCGCAGTGGTCACGAGCAGAAGCAAGCAATCGCGGCCTCTCTTGCAGAAGCCCGCAAGTCTCCCGGTGGCAAAAAGAAATTTCCTCTGCTTAAGAAAGCAATGAAGAAAGAATAATATGTCTGTTGAAACGACTAAACCGTTATCGGAAAAAGATTATTCGCAAACCCTTCAGGGTGCGTATAACGACGTTGACAAGACTTTAAGCGTCAATGGATTTATCGTTGGTAAAGTAGGACACAGAATCACGCGTTCTGATTATCTTACGGTTGGTGACGATTACAGTTTTTACGACGGCACTACCCTTTTATACACAATTCGTGTAATCTATACTACGTCATCTAAAGCAATTCTTGCTTCTGTTGAGCGCATAGCGTAAGAGGTTTTTGTGGGATACGGCTTTAACCCTTTGATTTTCTCTGGCCTCGATCTGACCGGCGGCGGTGCCGCTGGTGCCGCAGAATGGCGTGAACCGGTTGCTAATGAAGCAGCTCTTCCGCTTGTAGGGAATTCAAATGGTGAAGCACGCGTAACACTTGATACAGACAAGATTTATGTTTGGGATGCGACAAGTAGTCGCTGGGTTGACACGGGGATTACGTCGGCGACTTTTGGCTCTACGCCAAACGCGCAGGGTCAAACAATTGGAACGGACGATTCTACCGCGAATATTCGACGTAGAACTCTTGTTCTTCAACCCGCTGATGCGACAAATCCCGGTGGAGTATCTACTACTACTCAGTCTCTTGCGGGCGCTAAAACGTTTCTCGACCAAGTTAAAATCGATGAAGCGTCGAATCAACTTGTTCTTGGGACGACTAAGACAACGACTTTAAACGCTCCAAATCCAGCAGCTAATCGCATTGTTACAATTCCAGACGCTGGCGCGGATTCTTCTGTTGTCCTTACAGAATCAGCTCAAACAATTAACGGTGCTAAAACACTTTCAAGCACGGTAAACACGGATGGTGGGATTGATGTTACTGCAACAGCTGGAACTGATACCCTTACGATTGGCGGATCGAATGCCGACGTTGTTAATATTGGTCGCTCTGGCGCTACTGTTAATATCGTTGGGACCACCATCAACCAAACAGTAACAAATCTTAACGTTACTGATAAAAATATTACACTTAATTCCGGTGGCTCCGTGGGGAGCGGCGCTACAGCGGGGATTGATGTTGAAGAAAACGGCAGCATTACCGGTTACGTTGAAGTTAGCGCTGACCGCAATAGCTGGGGATTAAAAGCTCCTAATACTGCTGGTATTGCGACAATTACGCCCGGAGCTTCGGGTATAACGATCAACCAATCGTCACATGACCCTGTGACACTGGCTGCGGTCGGTAGCTCGCCTAATGGCAACGGTGCGTCTCTCAGTGGTCAACAGATTACTTTACAACCAGCTAATGCAAGCAATCCGGGTGTTGTAAGCACTGGAACTCAAACTTTTGCTGGAGATAAAACATTTAGCGGCTCTTTAAAGTCGCAAACATCTCTCATTCTTGAAGATCCGGGTGTTGGAACCCAAACAGTTACCGTTCAAGCTCCGACTCTTGCTGGTAGTTATACTTTAACTCTTCCTGTTGATGATGGACTTCAATATCAAGGGCTAACTACGGATGGCAGTGGTGCGCTGTCATTTGATTACGCTAAGTTTAGTAACGCTCATTATCACGTTAGTAACGATGGAAGAAGTCAATATTCTAGCATTCAGGCCGCAATTAATGCGGCTGAAACTGCTGGTGCTTCTTATGCGTCTCCAAAGTTTATCTTCGTACACGGCACTTTTACTGAAGATCTTACGATCTCTAAGACCGGTATTTTCCTTGTTGGAGAAGACTCGCAGCTTAACCAGATGACTCGCATTACCGGTTCGCTTACTTTTAATAAGTTAAGTAATACTCCGGACGCCGCTGCTACCCTTTCGCTTGTTTACGTCAGCAGCATCTTTTTTACAAAAGCAGCCGACAGTTTTATTCGTTTTACTGGAACAAATCCACAACGCATTCATTTTCAGGATTGTTACTTTTATTCTTCAGCAAATTCAATCCTTCTTGCTGACAACAGTGGAACAAATAGTAAAGTCACAGTTAACAATTGTCAGTTTTTAATTGAAGCAAGCGCCGTTAAGATTCCAATTACGCTTTCTGCTGGTTGGGTGGACATTAGAAATTCGGTAATCACACAAAGTGGCGCAGCTGGAACTGCAGCGACTGTTTCTGATGGTGCTCTTTTTACCGCTTCTAATACTGAAATTAGCGGTCTTCTTTCGTTTACTCAAACTTCAACTGGCGCTATTTCAGTTTGTTCGATTACAACTAATTCTGGCCCCGCAATTACAACAACAAGCACAAATGTTCTTGGTGTTGCTGCCACAAACTGCGGATTCATTGTTCCAGCCGCAACTTCTTCAGTCACTGGAACAGGTTATTTTTACCATTCAAATAACGTAAATGCTGGTCTTGGTGGCGGATTTGCAGCAACGGTTATTGCCGTTGGACTAACGAGCGATACAGGAAGTCTTCGCCTTCCAAATCGTGGCACCATTACCCTTTCTGAAGCGCTTGCAAACGGTCAAAATACCCTCACCATTACGCCTCCAGCAAGCGTTGCTGCAAACTTAACGTATACTGTTCCAGATGTTGGAGCAAACGCCAACTTTGTGATGAGCGAAGGTGCTCAAACAATTAACGGAGCTAAGACCTTCTCGGCGCTTCTTACTGCACAGAACAGCATCGCGTTAACCGGTCACGTTTCCAGCGCTGATTACATTGATTTTACAAATGGTGCAGGAACAACGTATACACAAGCTCGTCTTTTTTACGATCAACAGGCCAATGCTCTTTCTTATTACACAGACATTACCGGTGTAGCAGCTCGCCTTGGATACACAAGTTTTATTCGTGCAAAAAACGTAACCGGTTCAACCATTCTTAAAGGAAAAGCTGTTTACGTTAACGGAGCAACATCGCAATATCCCACAATTGCTCTTGCAAACGCTAACTCCGCTTCCACCGCTCAAGTTATTGCAATCACACAGCAAGACGTTCTTGATGGTGCTTTTACAGATGCTCTCACGTTTGGTGTTCTTGAAAACGTCAGCACAAACACGTTTATTGCGGGACAAACAATTTATTTATCAGCAACAACTGCCGGTGAACTCACCGCAACTCCTCCGGTTTCTCCAAATTATGAAGTTGAAGTCGGTGTTGTTGCTTACGCACACCCAACTCAGGGTAAAATCCTTGTTAACATTTCAACACCTAAGCAAAAGGTGCTTGGTGATATTCCAGAGTCTTCTTGGTCGGGGCTTGTAAATAATACAGCAAACCAAAGCATCACGGGTCTTTCTTTTGCAAACGCCACAAATCGTGGTTTTAAGGCTGAACTAACTATTGGAATTAGCGCCACCTCCAATCTATATGCAAAATATACGTTGGATGGAATTCAAAAAGGTGCTTCTTGGGAGGTTTCAACCGAATTTACCGGAGATCTTATTACAGGAATCGGATTTAATGTGACCGCCGCTGGGCAGGTTCAGGTAAGTGTTGGAAATATCACAGGATTTACTTCTGGTTCTGTACACTTTAGGGCACAGGCTCTAACTATATAATTTAACAACTATACTGTATGAGTAACCTAACCCAGCGAGATAATAACCAAATTGAGCGCCACGAGCACGATGAATCTATCGATGCTAAGCGTGTTTATATCGTTGGTGGGGCTGACATTAAAGTCAACGCTGACACCTCGCAGATTGCAACATCGGTAGCATCTGCTGTTAAAGAAGGCTTGGCTGAGCTTGTTCCGGTAATGAAGCTGGAACCCTCGTCTAAAACCGAAGTTGTTATTGTTAAAGAACCTCAAATTGTTGAGGTTGAAAAGCAGGTTGTTGTAACACAAAAAGAGATTGTATACGTCGATAAACCTGTTATAATAGAGAAAACCGTATACAAGGAAATTGAAAAGCCAATCATCGTTAAAGACGGTGCTGTGGCTGAGAAAAAACAAACTATTCAACCGATTATTGTGGTGTGTCTTGTTTTGCAAACACTTACAATTATTGGATTGATTATCTTAAAAAAATAGGGGTTAAAATGGCACATCTAGTTATTGTTATTAATTCACCGGACAGCATTGACGAACTGAATTCAAAGATTCAGGCGACCAAGAGTTCACCAGAAGCTCTTAATGCTGTCGCTAATTATATTAACGCTATCAACAGCGCTAATATTTCAGCAACCGCTCAGGTCACTGTTCGCGACACCGATCCGGCAGTCACCACGCACGGCGCAAATTCCACCCAAGAAACCTACAGCTAATTGGTGATCTATGCATAAAATGGAAAAACTTATGGAAAAGAAGAAGGGCAAAAAGCTTTCTGAAAACGAAGTTAAGGCCAAATCTTCTGTTCTCAAGGATCTTAGCGACACAGCTAGTGGTATGATGAAGGATCGTCTTTCCGATCTTAAGAAGGTCAGCGTTGCTGCTCCTTCTAAGAAAGGTCTTCAAGAAGGTCTAAAGCTCGCTGAAAAGCTTACCGAAAAGATGCCTGAAAAGTCCGGAATGGACGAAGCGAAGGAATCTGAAGAACAAATGGTGGCTGACGCTGAAGACGGCGGCGGCATGCACATGGGTGAAGGCGAAGAAGCAGCCGAAGCATCCGAAGAAGCTGGCGAAGAAAAGTCAAAAGAAGAGCTTCTTGCTGAACTTGCAGAGCTAAAAGCTAAAATCGAAAAGATGAGCTAATTTATGGCCTCAAATCCTTGGATGACCTCCAATGACATTATTGAGGCTGTAAAGCGTAAAATTGCGTTCCCTGTATCTCAAAATACGTTCTCTGAAGAAGACATTCTCCGTTTTGCAAACGAAGAAATGTTTATCTCTCAGGTTCCTTCGGTTCTGCAATATCACGAAGAATACTTCGTTTACCGCGTACAGACTCCGTTAGTTAGTAACATCAGTCGCTATCCTATTCCGGATCGTGCGATTGGAATGCGTCTTCGCGACCTAATGTGGTCAGACTCAAGCGGGAATTTCTTTGAAATGACCCGTATTGGTGCCGATGATAAAGCGTTTTTTCAGCGCAATATTGGTGCCAATCAAGCTATTCACAAGTTTTATTTAGAAAACAATGACGTTGTGCTAACCCCTAGCGTCATTGGCGGCCCTACTGGGAACCTTAATTTCTTTATTTTTCTTCGTCCAAATCAGCTTGTTGCAAACGACCGCGCAAGGGTCATTCAGTCGTTTTCTCAAGATATTACAATCACAAACAACGGAGCCATTGTTGCCGGGGATGTAATCACCGTTACAACCGGAACACAGAGCGTTCAGCCGATTGCAACTGACATTCCCATTGTTGCCGGCGTAAACGCCGCAGCAACCGCCGCCGCTATTGTTTCAGCGGTCACATTAGCCGCAATTGATGGAGTAAGCGCTTCTGCAAGTGGCGCAACCGTTACGTTTACATTTGATGATATTACAACATCATTTGTCGCATTAAATGAAACAGCGCTGTCTATTTCTACTCAAGTTGGATTCAATTTTGGTACAGAAGTGAACTCGCTTTATTCAGTGGGTTCTAAAATTGATTTCCTTCAAACTAAGCCGGGTCATAAGACTTACGTATTTGATGTTAGAGTTAAAGCGGTTACTAATCCTTCTGTGGGTGTATACTGCCTCAAAGTAAATCGTAATGATCTTTTAATTGAACTTTCGAACGGATACGGATTCGTTCCGCAGATTGCTAACATTTTAACAGGCGATTACGTTTGCTTGGCTGGAGAGTCTATTATTCCGCAGATTCCGCCAGATCTTCATAATATGCTTGCTGAAAAAACAGCAGCTCGCATTCTAGCTTCGCTTGGCGATCAAGCTGGGCTTGCAATGGCAAACGATAAAATTAAAGAAATGGAATATCGGCAAGGAAGCTTGCTTGATGACCGTGTTGAGGGTGCTCCTCAAAAAATTACCGCTAGACATTCTATTCTTCGCTACCTTAAAATGGGTGTGCGTAAACGCATGTAGTTTTATTAACAACTAACAATTAACAAAAGGAAAAAATATGCCATTAACAATGATAACCGCCTCTCAAGCCGGAACAAGAGTAGCTAATAGTGCAGCATTTAAAAACGCTGTTGAGTTTTTAGATGCTAGAATTAAGGCAAATGCCGATCTTGGTCTTACCACATATACTTATGACAAACAAGCACATCAACTTAGCTCTGAAAAAATTACGCAATTAAAAGCGTTTTTAGTTGAAAACGGTTATACTTTAAGCGAACCATCTAACTCTGTTATTTTAATTACTTGGTCAAACGGTTAAGGGCTATAACATGCCTTCGCTTCCGTTACTCAAAGCACTCGGTCTTAACTTTTCTCCCAATCAACTAGAAGCTCAGCCCGGGAGTCTTGTTGAGGCATCAAACGTTATTATCCGTCGTGATAACGTTATTGAGTCTCGTCGTGGATATGCTCTTTATGGCACGGCAATGGGTAGCGTGAGTGACCGCTGTAAGCAACTTCTCACATACAAAAACAAATTAATTCGCCATTTTTCAAATCGCCTTCAATATGAAAACGGTTTAAATAATGCGGGTGTTACTTCGTTTTTTGATTTTAACGAAATTGTTAATGGGAATGAGTGGGTCGCGTCCATTTCTGAAGCACAATCTGGTCTTAGAATCAAATCAATCGAAGCTAATAGCAATCTTTATTTTACATCTTCTGAGGGCGTTCGAAAAATCTCAGCGAAATCCTCAGACACGTTTAGTGCTTCAAATATTACACAAGCCGGCGGAGTAAAAGCGCTTGACGCGGAAGCGACTTTAAACGTTTCTCTTGGTGACGTTTCAAGTTTTTTAACTTCGGACAGCGGTGTTGCTTATAAAATAGTCTGGGGAACAAAGGACTCAAACGGAAATCTAGTGCTTGGTGCCCCTAGTGATGCCGTTACAGTTTTGAATCCTCTTCTTGATCTTACTCTTCGTGATTTTTCAAATTTTCTTTTTCAATTAGACAACGTAACAAACTCCGGAAGTTCGCTTTTAAATGACACCAATTATTATTCGTCATTGGCGCTTCCGATTAGTGCAACTTCGGTTGAGCTTCGAAATAACTTAATTTCACTTGCTAAAAAGCTTGATGAAGATCTTCTGTTTGCAAACGATAGTGGAACAGGGGCAGCGTATTCTCAGCTTAACATCAGCGGAGCTACAGTCTCTTCTGGGGTCGTTACGGTTAATTTTTCAGCTGGAACAGCAACTAATTACTTTATTAGCGGCGACAAAATAAACATTCCGGTTGATTCAGTAAGCTCTATTTTAGGGTTTACGTCAAACGGCGTTTCAGTTGATGGTATTAATACCGATCAAATACTAACGGGCGTTGCTGCTGGCTCTGTTACATTTACTGCAAAAAATTATACAGCAAGTAATCCAGTTGGCGTTAGCGGAACGATCACTAACATCTCGACGGTTCCCGCTCAAGGATCCGGTGTTTGTGTTATTACGTGCGGAGATCACGGATTAAAAAATACACAAACGATAACTATATCAGGATCTAATTCAGTTCCCTCAATAAATGGAACGTATAATATTTCATATCTTTCAAAAGATACGTTCAGTATTGATTTGAAAAAGTCATTTTCGACTTCAAGTCCATTAAGTACTGATATTACTTCAGCCAATCACGGCTATGTAGCTGGAGATACGGTTTCTTTTAACGTTACAACCCCAACAAATGAATCAATTACCTTTAACGCTGGAAACACTGTTTCTTTGTCCCCCGTTGTGGCGCATGGACTTCAGAATGGAAATACAGTAACATTTCCAACAGTTGGAGGCGGAACAACCGGAGTTGATCAAAATAAAACGTATTACGTTATAAATGTTGCAACTAATACGTTTCAACTTGCAACAACCGCTGGCGGTACGGCAATCACTTTCACCGCCGGAACCGGAACAATGAACCGTGTTATTACTGGCACGCAGTATTATGTTCTTTCTGCCGGATTAGCGACAAATACGTTCCGCGTTTCAACTGTTTCTAATGGTTCAGCAAATACTTTGACAGGATCTGGGACGGTGGCGAAGCTTGTCACTCAAGCGGGTTCTTCAGCGTCTTGGAACGTGGTTGTCGATGGAACAACAACTGCTAAGCTTGAAGGCAACTTGTTTCGTTCAATAGAACAGCCAGTTGAGCAAAATATTCCCGCAACCAACGATCAGCTTTTGTCTTTACAAGAATATCTTTCAAATATTATTTCATCTTTGCAAGAGTTTGTTTCAGCTCGCGGAAGTAATATTATTTCAAGTTCAGTTTTTACCTATTATTTGGAAACGCTTGGCGTAACATCGAACGCTTCTGTTACTTTAAAAACAACGATTCCAGAAGTTGTTAGACAGTATTCGGTTGATAATAATCCCTACTTCTATCAGGTATACAGAACGGCTATCGCCACCGTAACGGGTGTGTCTTCAATTAGTGATATTGCGATTATTCAAGAATATTATCAAATTGAAGAAAAATTTCCGACCAGTTTAGAGTTAAGTTCAGGAGTTGCTAGTTTTATTGATAATACGCCTGAATCAATTGCCGGAACTGGTGCTTATCTTTACACAAACGAACGCTCCGGAGAGGGTGGGTTACAGGCAAACGACGTTCCACCGTTTGCTTTGGATATTAATCGTTTTAAAGGCTATACATTTTTTTCAAATACAAGCACTCGTCAGCGTAAAACTTTGACGCTTATTGGGGTTGTTAATATGATTAATAACTTCAATCTTTCTGACCCGTATAAACTCACAATTAGTGACGGAACAACAACTAATACATATCAGTTTGTTACTGGAAAAATTGAAGTAACGGAGCTGGGGTGTGGACTAGCGTCGAACTTAGTTTCCAGTGCAAGCACTGCTAGTTATTTTACAATTAATTCAGCAAACGATGAATTATTGTATTATGTTTGGTATAAAGTGGGCTTATCTATCGATCCAAAATTAACAGTTCCTGCTCTTTCTGAAAAAATCGGAATAGCGGTTTCAGTTAATACAATAGACTCAGCGACTGTTGTTGCAAACAAAACAAAAAATGCAATTTCAAACGTTTTAAACTCATTCATTGCAAACGTTTTTAACTTAATAGTAACTGCGTCTGCTTCGGCATTAACCAATACGTTTACTTCGCCATCTCACGGCTTATCAAATGGTGACATTATTCAACTTGCGTCAACGGGAGAATTGCCAAGGGAATTAAATAACGATAGTTATTATATTGTAAACGCCGGATTAAACACTTTTCAATTGTCTTTGACCCTTGGTGGAACTGTGGTTGACTTTACAACAGATGGATCGGCAACCATAGGGGTATATAGACTATCAACATCGGGATCTAGTGTTTTAATAAAAACGCTTGAATCAGGTGAGACAACGGACTCAACTTTTCCGTCAATTCCCCCCCTTGGGTTTTCAATTACAACAGCACAAAACGGTCGCGGAGAAAATGTTTCAAATAGACAAGTTCTTCTCTCATCAAACGCATCGGTTGGGATAGCAATTGAAGAAACTGCAAAAAGCCTAATCCGTGTTATAAACAAAAATGATAATGATATTGTAAACGCTTTTTATATTTCCGGAACAAACTCAACTCCGGGAACTTTTTTAATCGAAGGGCGAACTTTAAATTCAAATGAATTTTATGTTGTTGGAAGCGACTCTATTATTGGGGAGTCGTTTAATCCGGATATTTCGCCTTCGGGAGTTTCAATTAGTTCTATTACAAGTATTGATGCTTCCTCGTCTCTTGTTACAACATCAGCTAACCATAACCTTTTTAACGGCAATAAGGCGATTATATCCAATACGGACGCAACGCCTTCGGTTCCTCCGTCTGTCGGAACTCCAATAACAGACGGAGTACACGAGATAACGTGGCTGTCCGCAACTACTTTTAGTATCCCGGTTGGAATTTCAAGTCCGTCAACTAAAGGTTGTTTTGAGTTAACAACTGCCGCTGAATCTTCTTCAAATGAAGAGCAGCCTCATCGTATTTATTATTCTAAATATCAACAGCCTGAGTCTGTTCCAATTGCAAATTACATTGATATTGGTGCCACAGATAAAGCCATTCTTCGAATTTTTCCCCTTCGTGATTCGTTATTTGTTTTTAAAGAAGATGGCCTGTACCGTCTTTCTGGGGAAACAGCTCCGTTTACCGTTGCACTATTTGACAGCAGTTGCATTCTTTTTGCGCCAGATTCCCTTTCTGTTGCAAATAACCAGCTTTATGGTTGGACAACACAAGGTGTCTGTACTATAACAGAAGCGGGCGTCAACGTTATTTCACGTCCAATCGACACTGAAATTCTAAAAAAAGCGTCTAGTCAGTTTTTAAACTTTAGCTCGGCTACTTGGGGAATTGGATACGAATCAGATAATTCTTATACGGTTTATACAACCAATGAAACAAATGATACTGTTGGAACAATCGGATTTCGTTATAGTAATTTAACTAATTCTTGGACAACTGTCGATAAAACCGCGACTTGTGGAATTGTGAATCCTTCTGATGACAAGCTTTACCTTGGCGCCGGAGACGTGAATTATTTAGAAAAAGAACGCAAGGAATTTACACGTTACGATTACGCAGACCGAGAATTATCACTTTCAATTGTCAGCGGTTCTTTTTCAAATAAAACAATCTCTTTGCCCACCGTGTCTACTTTGAGCGTTGGCGACGTTGTTGTTCAAGATCAAACTCTTACTGTTTTTGAGTTTAATTCATTACTTGAAAAACTTGACCTTGATCCGGGTGTTCCTAGTGCAGATTACTATTCGACACTTGCTGCACAAGCGGGAGATAATCTTCGGTCTAAACTGGTGTCTCTTGCCACAAAACTAGATAGCGAACTTACTTTTGGATACAGCGATGTTATTGGTTCTTTGAGTGAATCAATAACAACGGCTGCGGTATCAAATCCTGTTGTGATAACAACGGCGGTTGATCATGGATTGCAAACCGGAAGGCGCGTCACCATTTCGGGCAGCACCGCTGGTGATATAAATGGTAATTTTGAAGTGACGGTTACTGGCTCCACAACGTTCACAATTCCAGTTGATCTTCTGGTTGCTGGAACCGGTGGCGCCTTTTCAACCATAGACGAAAATTTTTATGATATTAAGGTTTGTTACAATTTGATTGTTTCAAGACTAAACACCGATCCAATTGTTTCTTATAGTAATTATCGTCCAATTGATAACAATACTATTCAAGAATCTATTATTGAATCGATTAATAGTTCTTCAAAAACAATAACATTAAATTTGGCTCTTGATTACGTGATTGGACCGATTAGTGTGTATAAAGCCATCCCTTGTTCATTTGTTTATTCTCCTTTAACAATGGGCGATCCTCTTGGTTTGAAGCACTTAAGAGAGGCAACCGTAATGTTTGCAAACAAAGCGTTTACGGCTGCTGAAATGAGCTTTTCAACGGATCTACTACCTGAGTTTATTTCGGTTGAGTTTAGCGGAGACGGGAACGGTATTTTTGGTCATCAATCGTTTGGCAGTGGATTCTTTGGGGGTGCGTCTAATTCGGCTCCGTTTAGAACATATGTTCCACGTCAGTGTCAAAGGTGTCGATATATTAATGTCGGATTTGCCCATCAAACCGCCCGTGAGCAGTTTGCTATTTATGGCATCACGTTGACCGGTGAAGTTGGGCAATCTACTAGGGCTTATAGATAATATATGAGACTACCCACTTTTAAACGCCTTATTAAAAGCGATTATAAAGAGGAATATCAATCTTTGATTGAAACTCTTTCTTTTTCCATTAATAATGGAATAGAGTCAGTATACCAAGCCCTTAATAACGCTCTTTCTTTAAAAGATAATATTGCATGTACCGTTAAGGACGTGTCTTTAGAGGTAGACGCAAACGGAAGTCCTAAAACTAAAACCGTTTTTGTCTTAAACACAACTAATCGAATACTTGGGATTTGTGTATTAAATGCCGTAAACACAAAAAACCCAACGGTTCTACCTACTTCTGGTGTTTTTATCTCTTTTGTGCAAGAAAATAAAAACATAGTTATTTCAAGCGTTAAAGGACTTCCGGCTAATCAACCATTTACATTATCTTTGGTTGCTTTTGAAGGGTAATTTGTTGTTTTTTAACAACTATATATAGCGAGTTTATATACAATTATGAGCGATAGACAAAACGTACAAAACGTCCAGCTTATTGATGATTCTGAAACAGACGAAAACGGAAACCCAAAAAAAAGTCAGCCGGGCGTCGCCAAGGCAGGGGCTTTGGGTTCGTCTGGGGTCGGTAAGCTTTCTTCTTCTCCGTCTGGACAGCAAGTGTTTAGTTCGGCGGCAGCTCCATCAACGCCGCAACAAGCGCGTTCAGCACAAGCAAGCGGACCGGCAAAAGGTTCTGGATTTACCGGAGTTGGGCGTTTTTTACAGGCAAACGTTGGTTCTCGTTTAGGCGAACAAATTGCCGGTAGAGTTGCTCAGGCCGGTCAACAAGCACAACAACGTTTAGGCGAAGCTGTTGGTAGATTTCAAACTGGGTTGGGTAAAGAACAAGGAACTTTTTCTGCTCAAGAGGCGGCTGCTCGGGGTGCTCTTCAGCAATTTTCTGGTTCACAACAACCAGTTCAAACTGGTCAAGCTGTTGATTTTAATCCCTCTCAAGAAGAAATTGCCGCATATCTTGCAGCTTCTTCGGGTCGATATGCCGGTCCAAGCGGCCTTGAAGACATTGAAGGAGTCCGTTCTCAAGCCGGATTAGCCCAAACGTTTGCTGGACAAACTCAAACAACTAAAGGTAGAACTGCTCTTTTACAGCAACTCTTAGGAAGAGGCTCGCAACAATACACAAGGGGACAAACTGCACTAGATGCTCTTCTTCTTGGTCAAAACTCAGCTCAGCTTGCTCAATCTCGTCGTGGTGCCGCCGGGCTTGAAAAACGATTAGAGACTCAGGAAAAATTAGCGGAAGAACAAGCTCGTCAAGCTGGAGAACAATTTGCAAGCAAAGGACAAGCGTTAAGGCAAGATGTAAGCGCAATGGAGGCTTCTCAAAAAGCGGCAGTTCAGAGTCAGTTAGACCGCTTTCAACGTGAGTTTCCCCTCATGTATGACAAGGCCAAAAAAGAACTTGCTACCGGAAAAGTTTCAAGAGAAACCCTTGACGTGCTGTCTCAGTTTGGCATTAAAGAAGGTTCTTCTCTTTTTGGTGGTGATTTTGAAACGCTTGCTTCTAATTTAGAATCGAGCGGCCCGGCAACATTTGCATCCAGTGCAACAAAAGAGCAAGCTGCTAAACTAAATGCTCTAAAAAGACTGCAAGGAATGTCTGATTTTTTTACAAAACAAGATCTGGAATCAACTGGAACAACCGTTGATCCAAAAGCTGCCCTTAAAATGAAAGATCCCGATTATTTAAAAAAACAAGAGCAAGCTTTTAAAGAACAAATTGAGGGAATTGATTCGACTTTATTAAGACACCAAGGTGTTCCTGAACAGTACGACCCTCTTACTGGAACAAGGTTTACTCCAGACAAATATGTTGAAGGGTTAGATCTTTCTAATGTGTATAAAGACGGATCTTTTAATTATGAAAACGGTCTTCAAGAAATGAAAAGACTGGGAACCGCTTACAACCAATTAGCCCGAGAAATAAAACAGGAAGAAAACGCCGAAAACACATCTTCTTATGACAGGTACGTTAGTCCTCGCAGACAAGAACTAAAAAGACTTGAGTTAGCAAATGCTACTCTTATGAAGTTAATGAAGGCGTACAACAAAAGAATTCAACTTGTTTAATTCTTAATTTTAGTGTAGGATAATAAAATGCCATTTGGTGCAGACGATTATTTAATAGCCTCAGTTGCGGCCCCGATTATATCGGGATTTATTGGGAATATGCTGTCGGGCGACGATCGTGATCGCGCGATGCAAGCGTATCAAGACGCGTTTAATATAATACAAAGGCTGGGGGCGCCGCCTAATTTAGCGCGAGAAATTCTTCTTGATAAATTTGAACAAGTCGGAGTTTTAGAGCCTAAATTAGAAGAGGCCATTAATCTTGAAGCGTCTAAAGTTGCTCAGATTAAAGAAAGTCCAACCACCAAGCAAGCGCAACTTTCTGCTTTAAATTTACTAAAGCAACGCGCAACTGGCGGATTTTCACCGGAATTCCGAGCTGATTTGATACAAGCAGCGCTACAGCAAGCCCGAGACACTGAAGCAAAACAACAACAAATTGTTCAAAATTATCAACAACGCGGGCTAGGGGGAGGCGGAGCTGAGCTTATTTCTCGACAACAAGCAGCTTCGGCTGGGTCCGCGCTGGCCGCTGAACAAGCCAATCAGATTCAGGCTCAGGCGGCTCGAAGCTCACTTGAGGCAATAGGTCAATCTGGTCGCCTTGCTGGTGATATTCGTCAACAAGATTTTAACGTTGCGAACGTGATGGCTCAGGCTCAAGATCAAAATGCCGCTGAGCGCTTTAAAGAAGCAACTCGTCGTCAAACACAAAATGTTGGTGCTCTCAATCTTGCGCAACAACAAAATCTTGCGGCACGTCAAAGGATTCGCGATCAAAACGTTGCTATGACTAATCAAGAACGCATTCGCCAAAGAGATGCTGAGGCTCAAATGTATAACATGGGGCTCAACCGCGCACAAATTCTGGCTGGATCGCAGATGAATATGGGTAATGTATATGGTCAACAAGGAAGCAGGACTGCGGGGCAGTGGGCACAAGGCGGTGCCGCAGTTGGTCAGGGTTTTGGTCAGTATTCTCAGTATCTTCAAAACCAAGCTGAAATGGACCTGTTAAAAAAAATATATAAAGTAAAAGCCTAGGTTTAATATGGAACCTTTTAATTTGTTTAACATGCTTGGCGAAAACGACGAGTCCAACTCAGAAGAAATGATGGGGGGTCTTGCTGCTGGAATTGGTGCGACTAAAAAAGTTGCTTCTAAAAAATCTGCTCAAAAAAAGGCTCCTGCCGAGAAGCCTTCCGTTGAAGAAAAAAAAGCACCTCCCTCAAAAGCTGCTGCTTCAGAAAAAAAACCAGCTCCAAAAAAATCAGTGGAAAAGCCGGCTTCTCCCAAGGCTGCTGCTAAAAAACCAACCCCGCCCGCACCTAAAAAGTCTGACTATGCTAAAAGTCTAAGCGCAGACGTTGACGAATGGTCTGAAGGTCCAACAAAAAAACTAACGTCACTCGAACCCGAAGTTCCGATTAAAACAACTCCTGAAGTTCCAGTTAAAGCCGCTTCTGAAGTTCCAAGCGTAAATACCGCTGCGACAGAAGAAGTGGCCGCAAATGCTTTACAAAAAGCAGAAGAAGCTGCTCCTCCTGTGTCTCCTGTAAAGGAAGCGGCAGAAGTTGTTGAAAATGAGGCTCGTCTTCCTCCGTCTAAAACGTTTGGAGAGACTGTTTACGGCGACGCACCCCCCTCTGCTCCGGGTCAACCTCCTAAAATTTCACCAACTTCAACAGCAGCGGCAGTTGAAGAAAGTGCTCCATCTATTTTGAATCGTTTTATTTCAAAAGACAAGATTGATGCAGCAAGTCGAAGTATCGCTTCTTTATCCAGAACTCCATTAGGTAAAATCATTGCTTCTTCTTTAAAAAACGCAGCCGGAGGAGCCGGTACACTACCCTTTGATCCTCTTGAAAAGGGTCCCTTTGACATTGATAAAATACACGCATTTGGCAGAATGCCAACAAGACAAGACTTAGTTGATGATATTTTAAGTTCAAGAGAGGCGTTTTATCCAACCCCAGAGGGCTCTCCTATCCCTGAAATGGATAAGGATTTTTTATCACGTCTTTATTCAAAGGTTGACGTTCCTAAAGGAAATCTTTTTAGCTCCAAAGAAGACAGTGCTAATCTAATCGCCGAAGACGTTAGTCGTCTTCCACCAAATCAAGAAAAAAATGCACTGGCTCCAGAAGCAAGAACCATTTCAGCTGGAGAGCCTGATAAAGAGCAGGTTGATCGGCTTGCTAAAAAACAAATACTTACGCCAATTGTTGGAGAAAAGCTTGCTGAACAGCTTTCTTTAACCAATATGTTTAACGAGCAACTAATGCGCGCTCGCGAAAGTGAGAACCAAGGGCGACTTGGAGCGGGGTTGGGGGAGGCTGCACAAAGACTTGGTGCTGCAATTGCAGGTGTTGAGGTTGGCGACGTTTCTCCGTGGAAACAACAAGCTCAAGCTGCCGAAGGAAGAGTTAAAAAAGTTAAGGAACTTAAAGACATTCAAGAAGAAATCCGACGCAACGATCCAAGTAGTCCCGAATCGGAGTCGGCTAGAGCCTTGCTTAAGGATTTAGGCATTAATGTTCCCAAAACAGTTACAGCTGCTTTTATTGAAAAAAACTATCAGCATTTTAATCTTCTTGCTAGCAAAAGAGAAGCGGATGCGCGACGAAAGTCCGAGAAAGAAGACGCAAAAGAAGAAAAACTTGGATCTTGGATAGCTGGTGCCCGCCGTTATGCTACAACGGGAGATCTTGGTAAAGTGCGAAGTCGATTAATTAAAGCTGAAAATAGTATAGATCTTTTTGATAAGTACTCTAAGGGTGATCCCAGTGGGGCAAAGGATTTGGCCGGATTTTTTGGTTTTATGAAAACTATCCAACAAGACGATTCTGTTATTAGAGAGGCCGAGGCTCGTTTGGGTCTTTCTTTGGGAAGTTTATCGTCAAGAATGAAAGCTAAAATGGCTAGGTTTTTTAAGGGGGACATGTTTTCCGCAGAACAAAGGCAAGAAATGCTTGAGGTTCTTAAAATTCAACGCGATCAGCTTAGACAAGAATATACTATTGATTTAAAACCTCTTTACGAAGACCTAAAAACGCAATCTGGGATGACGGGAAAAGACGTTAAAAAAGAATTTAAAAAAATAACCAGTTTAAATTTAAATTTTGACGAAGAAGACGAAACTGCTCCCGTAAATGTTTCAAGAGACAGAATTGAGGCTGCCGCTAAAGAAGCTGGCATGTCTTATGAAAAAATGGAAAAATTCTTAAAAGACTCAGGACAAATTAAATAATATGTCTGATCATGGATTCCGTCTTCCTACTGAAGAAGAAAAAGCTAAGTACGAACAATCGCCGTCTGATCACGGATTTCGTCTTCCTACTGAAGAAGAAAAGGCTGAGTTGCGGGGTAAAGAAGAGTCACCGCTTTCTAATCTTGGAACAAGCGCCGCTGAGTCCGTTGAAGATATTCTTTCTTCAGGCGCGCATGGCCTTACTGCCGGTTGGTCCGAAGAAATGCTTGGAAAATTAAAAGCGTATCGCGATATAATCGCATCAAAAGATCTAACAAAAGAAAACGATCTTGAGCGCTTGTACAAACAATACAGAGATATTGAAGAAGAGCGATATGCTCGTGCTAAAGAGCGCTCTCCCGTCCTTTCGACTGTGGCTGAAGTAGGTGGAGCAATCGCTCCCGCTTTGTTTACTGGCGGAGCTACCGCAGCGGCAACTGCTGCTCCTACTCTTTTAGGTACAGTCGCTAGAGCAGCAATACCTAGCGCAATCAGCGCCGCAGTTGGACACCTTGGCGAAGCAAAAGAATTAAACGAAGAAGAATTTAAAAAGGCAGCAATTGCGGGCGCGGGCGGTGCAGTTTTAGGAACTGGATTAAGCGCGGTTGGATCTGGATTAAAAGGTGCTCTAAAGTGGGGTGCTGAAAAGTTAGGGTCAACAGATCTTGGTAGACAAACAGCGCTGGCTAGAGAGTTAGCAAAAAAAGGAACTAACCTTATTTCAGATGAGTTTCGAACTCAATCTTCTGAGTTTTCAAAAGGTCTTGCTGAAAAGATTCACGGTGCCCTTTGGGGAATTGGTCAGGCAATTGACGATTCGTTGATTGCCGCTGGAAAGCAGGGCGTTAAAATTGCGGCAGATGATGCCAGTGCTCCTGTAATCAAAAAAGGAATTGATGCGCTTCAAGAAAGCGGTATCTTTGGGTCAGGAACATCAGCTATTGTTTCAAAACTAACTGATCTTTTAAAAAAAACAGAACACGCCACCGGTCGTTTAATTGAGGGAGGCATAAGTCCGTCTGAAGTAAATACCTTAAGAAGAGAAATTAGAAATGCTTTAGCTGACGCCGCCGAAAAAGGGAAGATTGGGTTTAAAGAAAGCGAAAGTGTTAGTGAGCTGCTTAGTGCGCTCAAGACTAAGTTAGACACTATTCCTGATTTTAAAAAAAGCAACGAACTATATGAAAACGTTGCTAGAAAAATAACCGGAGCTGCGGGCGGAAAGGGCCTTCCTGAGACAGTTCAGATAATCAATCCGGTCACGGGCGAAGCTAAGTTAATAAAAACTGGAATTCCTTCTTTTAGTGACAAGTCTTTTGCTGACGTTTTCAAAGACTTTAAATCCATGGTTGAGAAACTTAAAACTGGAGCTACCTCTTCGGATGAAAAAGTCGCTGCGTTTCAACAGCTTGAGCGTGGTCTTAACGAATTAAAACAAACACATGGCGAGTCGCTTAAGCGGTTTGGGTTAGAGCCCGATAAGATACTTTCTGACATTAAAAGACAAGCCGATGTTTCTGCTATTTCGCGAGGAATTCACGGCATAGAGCAACAGGAACAAGTTAAATCTAAATTTGCAAACATTGCTTCTCCCTCTGGTGCGTTATTCAGAGTTGCTGGTCTTGTCGGTGAAGCCGAGAAAGGGGTTCAGTCCCTAGTTAAAGCAACTCCCTCTGTTATTAAAACACCGGTTGACCTGACTCGGACACTTGTTGCGATGCCGAAAGAAAAGATTCTAAGTTTAGGCCAAAAACTGGCCGCCTCTGATTCACCTCGACTGAGAAACCTCGGAAATCACTTAGCAGAAGCCGCCGCAACGAACAACTCTTTTGCAATGAGCGGGGTTATTTTTACATTAGCTCAAACTGAATCTCTTCGAAAAGACTTGGTTCCTTTCTTGGAGGAATAATGAAGCAGTATCTTTCAAACTTAATGATTTCGGCAATGGCAGCACTTGCTCCCATAAAGCCGGTGATGATTACGGTTGGTATTCTTATCGTTTCAGACCTAATTACTGGCGTTTGGGCTGCATACAAGAGGAAAGAGCCAATCACAAGCGCAGCGCTTGGTCGCACAGTTAGCAAAATGGTTGTATATCAAACTGCCGTTGTGACCGGTTTTCTTCTTCAGCGCTACCTTCTCGGTGACGCCCTGCCGGTTGTTAACGTTGTTGGTGGGATGATTGGAATGGTGGAGTTCAAGTCCTTTATGGAGAACTCAAACGCCATTGTTGACGGTGATATTTTTAAGCAGATTATTAAGAAGCTTGGCTCTAAAAACGACGAGTAATTACTTCTTCTTATCCAGCTTTTCTATTAAAAAATCTTCGTAGTTGTCGTTGTCTGTTACTTTGTTTGATATGTCTTCAATGCTATTGAACTTTCCAGACGCTTTACACTTTGTCCAGACACATCTATTTCTGGAATTGTTCCTGTCGTAACAGTCCTTTTTTAGTCGCTCGCTTCTATGTAAGTTTTTAGAGCGATTCTTTGTGTCTAGGTCAGCGTTTACGTATTCTTTAGTAAACTTATTTAACCAAGCTTTTTCTTTGTCAGAAAGCTTGTCGAGATAATCGTAATCCGAAATAAGTTCGTATCTGGTTTTTAAGTTTACAGTTGGATCAAGGGCGGAGTATTTTACTTTCGCCCTTTTTGTTTTGTTTTCCATGCGTCACGCAAATTCTGAATTGAACTTTGATCAAAGTTGTGATTAATTTTAGTCATAAACCCGTCCTTTGTTTGTTTTATTTCAAAAAGAACTTTTAAAAATCCTAAGATATTTAAGTTACTTATGCTCTTTTTTTTCTTTTTGTTATATACCCATTTGTCGTAGAAGTGGTAGAGGATGTGTACCTCTATCCATTCCCCTCCAGCTGAGATTTCGTAAGCGTTTAAAAACGCTTTAAAATGCTCCCAGTTGGCTCGTTTTCTTACTGCGGGGGGTTTTCTTTTTTTAATAACAGACGCTAAATCTGCTATTAATTCTGACGGATTCTTATTAATTAAATAATATCGATTTTTTCTAGGGATGTAAAGAGAAACTTCATTAGTAAACTGAGTTTGTTTAAGCTTTTCTTTTGACCAAACTTTATATAGTTTGTAAAGAAGACCGATTGAGATTCTATTATTTCCCGTCGTTATTTTATAATGGCTTAAAAAAGCAATAACGTCAGACGCAAAGACTTCTGCATCTGACGTTAGCTCTTCAGATTCGTTTATAGCCGCCTCAATTAAGGCGTCTAGGGGTGTATCACTGGGTAATCTTTTTCGCTCCATATACGGCAAATCCGGTGGCTATAACGCCAAATCCAAACCAAATGATCTTCTGCAGGTCGGCGCTTTTTCTGCTCTCAACCAACGCAACCGAAAGCTTATCGTTCTGTTCGGATAGTGTATTATATTTTTGATCGTTGAGCTGTATTGCGTTCTGGTACATCTGTATACTTTTTACATACGACTCGTTAATTGCGCGCAGGGCGTCTAGCTCAATTAGACTTTTCCTTACGTTTGTGGCTTTTTCGACGGGGAGAAGAATACCGGCATACGGAGCTTTGCTGTCTTTCTCCAGATACACGGCATCTTCTCCCGCGAATGCAATATTTGATATAATTGCACTACTTATTACGATTGAAATAATCGGCAATGTCTTTTGGCGTAAGCGTTTCATTGACCTTTTCCGTCATTTCTTTTTTTATTTCGTCTCGCTTGGTCTCTTCTGACTCAAGCGTTGCCTTAGTTTTAATCAATTCTTTTTCAAGCTCAAGAAGCTTTTCTTTGGTTTCAAGGTTTTCAGCTTGAGCCTCAGTGCTCTTGTTCTTTTTTAGAAGAACAAAAACACCAAGACCACAAAGAAGAGCCAATAAAAGATCGGTTTCCATATTACAGACCGAACACGCCGCCTTCTGGCTTGGGCTTATTCTTTAGACGCACAAGGCCATCAACAAGACCTCGCTCCATTGCGTCTTCAGAATCAATCCAATAGTTATTGGCTTCTAGGCGAACAAGTTCGTCATAGGAAATCTTTGAACGGTTGGCAATATAATGGTTTGCCTTCTCAATCTTTCGCTTAACCATGGTTAACATACTGAGCATTTCGCTTAGGCGCCCTTGTATGCCGCCGGCTGCGTCGTGGAACATTAGCACCGAACGATCGGTCGCCAGTCGCTTGGTGCCATATTGGTGAATGATGGCTGCCATTGATGCACACAGTCCGTCGCAGACCGTATAAATATCGGACTTAACAGATTCCATTGCGCTCAATATCTTTTCTCCGCTAAACACGTTTCCGCCGGGAGAGTTAATCAGAATAACAATTGGCTCTGAGGAGTCGCCCATTTCAAGAATTTGATCAGCAAGTCGTTCAGAGAAAAAAGTAATCTGCTCATTAATCACAAGGGTGCGATTTGGATTAAGCTTTAGAAGCTGAATGTCCTTAATCTTCGACGTGCGTGATTCAAGCTTTTCAGTGGGCTGAATGGGAACAGAAGGAGTTACAACCGATTTGTTTTGATTGGTTAGCTCGTTCTTATTGGAGGTAAAAATTGAGATAACATCAACAACCCCCGCCAAGATAAGACCAACAACAAGTCCAGCAGCTGCACCTTTTGCGATACTTTTAGTCAGAGCGTTCATTTTTTTTTCTTTCCTTTGTAAAATGTTTTCTCATCTCGTCTTCTAGCTCCGTCTTAATGTCGTGGCAGCTTGAACACAAAACTTGAAATCCGTCCTTTTCGGGGAACATCCGGTTAATGTAATCGTCCCACGTTGTGAATCCCAACTTAGGATCGACCACTGGTTTTATGTGATCTAAAACAACTTCGTTATTCTTGTGCAATATTTTACACATCGCACACTCGTATGCATTTCGATCTTTACGTCCTTCTTTTAACGCCTCTGATCGCGGAGGCCAGCGGTAGGTTGCTCGTCTTAAGATTGAAATTAAAAACCGCTTTAGGTTAGCCCTTTTTGGTTTTTGATCTCCAGTCGCAGACTGTGCATCGTTCGAAGACGCGTCCGAGGAGATTGACTTCTGTAATTTCCCCTCGTGTGCAATGAGGGCAGGTTCTTTTGCCTCTCTCTTCTTGCGGCCCTCTGTCTTCTTCTGGTTCATTGATAACTTCTTTGTAATGTCGATCGACTTTTCTAAGTCGTTTCATCAAACTTCTGTTGATGCTTTTTAGTTCTCTAACCTGCTGTTCTAGTCGATCAATCTCACTGTCGTCTTTTTTTTTCGCCATTATTATCGTCCAGTGCTGCCAAATCCGTTTGCTCCACGTTCGCTGGTTTCAAGTGCTTCCACTTCAACCAATCGAACCGGAACAACTGATTGAACAATCAACTGTGCGATTCTTTGACCTTGTTTGATTTGATAACCACGACCCAAGTGTGTTGACTCATTGCCGTTGTTTAGATTGTGAAGAACAACCTTGATCTCTCCGTTATAGCCGGCGTCTACAACACCAGCTCCGCTTCTAATTCCGGCCAAAGCAAGACTGCTTCGGTCTTCAATCTTGCCGTAAAACCCTCTGGGAATACCAAGAGCAACCCCGGTTCGAATGGTTCCCGTTTCGCCGATCTTGATAAAAACGTCTTCGTTTGCGTAAAGGTCCAGTCCGGCGTCAGCGCCGTGTGCGGAGGTCGGCACAACTGCAGTATTTGAAAGACGCTTTACTTCAACAACTGGTAGATCATTAAACATAGACATTGTTCACCTCTAAATAAGAATAACAAATTAACGATTGTTAGACAATGTTATTTTGGAACTTTCCTTAGCAAAGAGTCCCGTTTGTCTTTAGAGAACTCGTTGCTCCCACTTTTTGATTCAGCACCACACTTTGTACATTTATATCGTTGATACTTTCCGATGCTGCTATAACAGAACCCGTTGCGCTTAAGCTCGGATGACCCGCAGGAACAAAGCAAAACTTCCTTATCCGTGTAAAGGGCGAAGTTAATACTGTTGTCCCAAGGAATGAGCTTCGTATATAGCTCTTCAAGAGAAAGAACGTCGTGCTTGTTGTACAGTTCCATCTCTTTCCAAGCTTCCTTGTTTTTAGCAAGACAGGCTTTCCACAGTTCAAAGCCTTGAAACTTCTTAGGTTTTAGTTTCTTGTACGTTTTGCATAGCTTGGCGGTTAGATACTCAAGCTTGTTTGATGTAAACGCAAAGTGCCTTGATGCGATTTGTTTTGTGTCGATGTGTTTAAACGAGCTAGGTGGTTGCATCCCGTTTAGTATGAACCGAGCATTTAGTTTCTTTTGGTCAAACGCTTTGCCGTTTTGGGTTACAATAATGTCGGCTTCGTCTAAAAGATCCCAAATGCCCTGCAAAATCTTTTTGTCATCTTCTATGTTTTTAGCATCACGTTGATCCTGATACATGACTTTCTTTTCACCAAACCATTTTGCAGCCCAAGACAGAACGTGCCAGTCTGCTTTGATTTGATTAAGACCAACGTTTTGATCCCACAATCCCCATACGTGCGCAAGAACGGGAGCCGTTTCAATATCTAAAATAAGTATTTTAGGTCCAAGCTTTTTACTCATCGATTGATTTTCCTAAACACGTTACCTGATTTAAGCATATAATAAATGGCTTTTTCAAGGGCGCGTACCTGACTTTCTGTTAAACCAACGTCGTACTCTTCACTAATTGCATGGAGAAGCTCATGCAAATACGTATGAACCTTTTCCTTGGGCGGCTGATCATCCTTAAGGGCAATCTGCTTTCTGTCAAAGCGGGTTTCCCCCAGCACGTCTTTGTCCACAAAAGTATCCACATAACAAATCTCATAAAAAGATTTGCGTGACACTTGGACTCGGTGCGGTATCCGCTTTGTGAGTGATTTCCAGTTAATCACTTTTTAGCTCACCTTTGCTTTTAAGGATTCTCTCGTACTTGTTGTAGTGTATTTCTAATATAGTTTTGTTCGTTTGTAAAGAAGATATTATGACAGAGACAGGCGCATACTTTGAGTAATGGTGCAACGCGCTTATAGCCAAGTTAATAATCTTGATTACTTGCTTTAAATCTTTCTCAAGTATCTTTGCTTGTTTGTAATCGCGGAGGCTGTGTGTTTTAGTCATCCATCAACCCCATTGATTTACGTTTTGTAAATGCTTTCTTATATAGCTCGATCTCCTTAAGCATGTCGTCGATCACAACGTGAAGCGGCTTGTCGTAAATCTCAGATCGAATGACGGCTTCCTTGATGTGCGCCGGAGAAAACTCTTGAGTTCTTTTTTCAGACATTAGAGCTTGCGCTTCTGGAGAGGCGGTGTCTTGAGTAAAGAACATAAGCAAGCGCTTGCGTTGCTCTCCGTCGGGATAACCAACTTCAATCTTGTCGTCGAATCTTCCGGGACGGTTCGTGAGATTACCAAGAAAGATTTCCGGGAAGTTTGTGGTTGCGATGATGAGCGTTGGAAGCTTGAAAGTTTTTTCTTGGTTGTCGAGAAGGCTAAGAAGACTACTGTCTGATCTCATCTTGACTTGATCAATCTCAACCCCGCCAATGTCTTCAACGATAAGGATAAGCTTATCAACGTCTTTGTATACAAGGCGCTTTACAAACGACTTAACCTCAAACGATTCAACTTTATCGGTTGGATAAATAACGACAAGAGTTTTGCCGTCCGCGTTGTACTTGTTGGCAATCTTAATTAACCCAGTTGACTTCCCTGATCCGGGAGGTCCATACAGCAAAACGTTACGCTTTGGAACTTCAATGCCGTGCTTCTTGTAAACATGAAGGCGATTAAAAAAACAATTAATACGCTCTTCAATGTCTTTGGTGTGGACAAATTCTTCGAGAATTGCGTCTTGAACGAATGCGGTTTTCTGAAGCTCAAGGCCACCGGGAACAGGCTTGAGGGTGTAAATACCGGGCACGGCTTCTACAATTCCCTCTTCTTCTGTTGAGATATATTCAAGCTGAACAAACTTGTTGTCGGGAGTAACAGTGCTATAATCTGACTCAGGGATTTCGTCTCCCACTTTGAGGTCAGAAACTGCTGTTATTTTTTTGACAACAAAGTGTGACATTATATTAACTTTAAGGTTATGATCAGTACGGCCAGTATAATCCCTTGAAGAGCAATCGCCCACTTGATGAACAACGGCGCTTCCCTATATTCCATTGTATACAAGCAGAGCGCTCCTGTCAAAACTAGCAACCAAAAAAATGACATTAGATCTTCTCTTTTGAAAAGCCAACGTCGGTGCTGTAGTAAACCTTGGAAATAGAGAGCTGCTTTAAAAGCTTCATACAATGCTCACACGGTCGAGCCATTGCCGGCTGTCCCTGTTTTGTTTCCCTGTAAACATAGATTGCGCACCCCTTTAGATCCTCAAGCCCTGCGCTAAGAACAGCAGACAGTTCGGCGTGTATGTTGTTAAACCGGGTGTGTGACATTGGATGGGTTTTTCTTTTGTTAAACCCAACACCAATCACTTCCCCGCCGCGTACAATTACCGCACCCAAACGGTGTGAGTGATAATCCGATTTGTATGAGAGCTTTTTTGCTAGATTAAAAAATCTTGACTTCATGCGATCTCTTCCAACAAGTGCCTCTTCGTCTTTAGATGATACTTGGGAAAAGTGGAAATGTCAATGATGGTGGAAAACACCTGAAGTGTCTTCCAGATCTTCTCGATAAGTTTGTAGCGGTCGTAATCTCCATCAAAGTTTTCAACAACCGACAATGAACCATCTGATTTAAAATAGAAGTAACGACGATCTCCGGGCTGAAACTCTTGTCCCTCAAGGGCATCCGCGACCTTCTGCTCGTTGGTTCGTTCTGGATTTAGTACCGCTTCAGTAATTGACTTTCGAGAAGCCCAACGCTTAATGTCGGTAACGTTCAGCGCCTCTTTAACATACTTATGATAAAGAGAAACAAGCTCGGACTCTTTGCCGCTTAAAATGTAATTCACGGTTTCGGAAATAAGTTCTTTCAGCGCCTTCTCTTTTGTTGTAGCTTTCAATGCGCTTCCCTTGGTCTTAATCTTTTTTCCGTCCCATAGCACGTAGTTTTTTGCCTTAAGAACAATTACGGTCTTGTAGTAACCGTCGTCTTCAAACTTAATCTTGTCGGGGTACAGCGCGTTTAGATCTTGAAGAAGATGTTCGCGTTCAGACTCGTTAAACTCTTGGTTGTCAAACTTGCAATAGCTGATTGAATCAGTATCGCAGTTCACCAGAACGTATCCGTTTCTTTTAGACCAATCAATTGCTGTTGTAAGAATCTCGCGTCCTTTGCTCGTGATGAACGCGGCGTTCTCTGGGCTATTAAAGGCAAGCCCCGGCGCTCCCATAAACCCATACGCTGAGTTAATGAGAATCTTAAACGCACCCTGAAGCGCGTCGTACTTTGCATCTCCGGTTTCCTTTAGCAGTCTTTTATACTTTAAACGAGTTTCGGTGAAACTCTTTACCATGTTTAGAAAGTTTGCGTTTGGATCTTTTGCCCTGTCGTAAACTTCGTACTGAAGAATGATGGAGGGATAGAGCGATGACACGTCAACCTTATGTACGTTCCTGTAGATGCCCGGGTTGCCTTCTGAGATAGCACCCTCAAACGCATCTTGAGCCGACGCTTTGGGGATAGAGTGTCCTTCCTGAAGGTAGCTTCTAACCATTAGGCTGTTCAGCTGGCTTCCGCTTGCCGATTCAATAATACTTTGAAACGACTTTGGAATAGATTGTGTCATGTAAAAAAACGGCGGCGCCATCAAGTCAAAAAGAGCAAGAGCGTCATCAGCGTCGTCTGCGCAATAACGTTTAATCTTTTCCCACTCGTCGTTGTCTGTGTAATTATATCGAATCAGCGATGCGTCATAAAACTCGCGGTCCTTCTTCTCAAGACCTTCTTCCTTGATGATTGACTTTAATCCGTAGCTGGAATACTTGCGAGCAGCGACGTCGTGCTTAATGGATAGAAACAACGTGTCGATGATTTCGCGTCCATACACTCGACACTTGTTGTACTTAATGAACTGATTGGATTCTTTTCTGAACTGACTTTCGTAGCTATCAAACTGTGCGCAAGAGTCGTCTCGCCCAAGCGCAAGGTCAACGTTTTCTTTCTCAGCGATGCCACGAAGATAAGGAAGGTCAAATCCAAAAATGTTGTGACCAAGGATGATCGACGGATCAAACGCGCGAACCTGCGCACAGAAGTCCTCAATCATTTCTCCCTGCGATTGGTAGTCGTCAAAACAAATTAACCGCTTGGCAAGGGTTTTTGCTTTCCCCGCACGGTGTGTGATGCTGATCAAAAGAATCTTTGCTGATTCATCTTTTGGATCAAGCGTGGTTGTTTCAAGGTCAAAGCTTAAAACTGACACATCTTTTAGTGTCATGTTTTTAAAATAAGTAATGCCGTCTTTGACCATTGCCGATTCTTTTGGGTCAAAGATAGAATACACGTCGTCTTTCTTAAAGACGTTACGATATTGAAGATACTCTTCGCGTGTCTTAAATTGCTTACCCCACTTATAGTGAAGCTCACCCTTTAGCTTCACCCAGTCTTTTCTGAGCTGACGACTAGACAGCAAC